TCAATACGTTTCCAAAGATCCATAAAGAATTCTTTTGTGATTTTGTGACGAAGAAGTACCGCTGAGTTATTTGCTCTACCTCTTTGTGCGTTTTGTTCCCACCAATTTCCTGACTTACAAGAAATCATTTCTTCATCATCAGCCGAGAATAATGAAATAAGTGCCGCTCTTCTGATACCACCAGCTAGAACTGCGTCAGCAATATGACATACGATATCGTGAGTTTCAATTGGTGTTAATTTTTCACCGTCTTTTTTGTTATCCAACACTTTAGTAATGTGGTGAATACAATCTTTTAATGGTTGAGGTCCTGGTGCTTTACCTCCTGATGTTACAAGCATCGCCCCTTTTTGTCTAATATCTGAAAAGTCAAAAATAGGTGTTGATGACTTATAACCTAAATACGATTCCATTAACACTTTAATGGCATCTGCCCATCCTTCAATTGAGTCACCAATTAAGTAACGTCTTGTTCTTTCAGGATTTGGTTTTTTAATATCTGGTAATTTTTCAACGTGGTGTTTTTGAACTGAGTAACCAACTCCTGTTCCACCTAAAAGTAAAAACATAGTTTCAGAAAATGAATCTACGTGGTCAATTGGCATGTAAGCACAATTATAAATTCTGTTTGGTGAAATCTCAATTGGTTTCCCACCAAATTGTAATGATCTCATTGATGGTAATACTTTCTTGTCGTATACCATTTTATATACCTCCTCTATCTCATCTTTAATGTGGGGGTACTTACGTTGGTGCATTTCTTTGTTTCTTGTTACCAACTCTTCCCAAGTCTCTCTCCTGTTCAATTCAGGTTGAAACTTAGCATATTTCATAAAGACAGTAATGTCACTTAATATTTTTTGCGAAATATCCATTTTTTACAAATTTAATAATTTATTTTAAGATTCTTGTTGTTCTTTTTGTTTTTTTCTCTCTAACAGTTCTTTTATTCTGTTACGATTTTTTTCTTCCTTTTGTTCTTCATGACCTAAGAAAGTCACACTTTGTTCAGTATCAATTTCTAACATACCATTATCAAACTTACAGTTTTCAAATATGATACCGTCCTTTCCAATTCTTGACTTTGTAATCGCAATAGTTGCTAAATTCATTTCTTTTTGTTGTAATGACTTAGCAACTGTAATGATTACGTGTCCTACTTGAGCCTTTTTAATCGATCCACCCATTTGATCTGTTGTCACAACTTCAGATGAAATTGAGTTTCTATTACCTTGTGTAGCTGTCCAACCTGCGATGTCTAATTCATGACACATCGCTTCAAATCCTCGCATGACCGATCCTTCGCTTTTCCATTCATCACCTAACATCTTGTCAGGAACAACACAATCAATATAATCTAAAATAATCATATCAATTTTAGTTCCTTCGGCAATCATCTTTCTTACTTGATTTTTAATCTGATTCATAGTTACAGTATCAGAAGCCAACTTTTTCATTATCAACTTATTTTTTCTTGTTGATTGAATGTGTTTAACTTTTTCCATAACTTCTGCTTTATTTTCAGATAAATCATCAGGATGAATACCGGTCCAAAGTGTAAAGTGTTTTCTTTGAATAATTTTTGGGTTGTCTTCAAAAAATATTTGAAGTACGTTATACCCTAAGTTAAATGCGTGATTTGCAATTTTGGTTGTGAACGTTGATTTACCAACTCCGGTAGGGGCTAAAATAACGCCAATCTCTCCTTTGGCTAATCCTCCTTTTAATAAATTATCAATACCGGGTACACCAATAGGAATTGGGTGTCTGTAATCGTCGTCCAAAACCTCATCAAGGTTAAAAAATACATCACTTGTTCCTTTATCAACTTCACCAACTTGTAGTGCTCCCCTTACCATTTCTTCTAACTTATCATAACTTTCAAAATCACCTTTGTCGATGATTGATTGTGCTTTAGTCATTACTTTTTGGAGCTCTTGCTGTTTGCAAAATTTTAAGGATTTTTCTTGAACAAACATAGACCCTTCGTCAGATACTTCTTTAACTTGCTTTAATGTATCTAAAACGCTCTTTTGAGCCATTGCAGAGGTTATTTCTGATTTGGTTAGTTGTTCTAAGGTATCAAATGTCGGTGTATGCTCATAATTTGAATAATATTCTTTAATCATTTGACAAATGATTCTAAAATATTGGTTGTCAAAATAATGAGGATCAATTACTTCAAGGATAGAATTAGAGAAATCTTTGTATGTAATAATGTTATTTAATAATTGAATTTGAAAAGTATTTCCTAAGTATCCGAAGTTTTTTTTGTCTGACATATTGTGTAGAATTTAATGTGATTTACTAATAAATACTGTTAAGCGAATGAATAATTCAAGTAATTAAAAGATAAATTTTTCTCTGATAAAATGTCAGTTAGTTCTCTTAAAATGTTTTTTATGGATGGGCGTATATCCAGGGTATATCTTACCTTTGGTGGGTATAATTTCGCATCAATAATTCTATGACAAATTGTCTCATTTCCGACCTTTAAAATAATGTTAAATACTTCAGGTCCGTCTGTGTTTGATGTTTCTAATACGGTTGGGTCTTCTTCAATTTGAAATCTATTTTCTAACATATAGACCATACACTTGTTTCTTAATTTTGTTTGTAACTCTTCTGACAACTCTTTAATGTAGTCATATAATTCAATACTATTTTTAACTTTAGGGTTATATCCCTTAACATTAAAAAATCTTTGTACAACAAAATTATTGTTAAGTGTCATTAAGAATTCAACCTTTGTTACATCATTCTGCTCTTTCATAATTTACTTTTTTGTTTTAAAATTGTTTTTTTCTTTTCTTGTTAACTTTAAAAATGGTTTTAAAAAATATACCCACTGTTCATCCCCTTTTGGTAGGTATTTAAATAATCCGTCTTCCATCATCATCCGAATTAAGTTTTTATATCCTCTTCCGTCAGGATCCAATGACTCAGAGTAATATGCTTCAACTAATTCTTTTCCTTCTTCACTTATTAAGGGTTGTGACAAATCTACGATTTTTTTATTAATTTCAAAAAACTCGTCACCAAAAATTCCCTCTTTTGTTTTTCCTGTGAGTAAATTTTTAAGAACTGTATTATCTTTTTGTTCTTTTAAAAGTTCTTCACCTTTTGATAAAATATCTGAAAAAGAAACTTCTTTTTCAAGTATCTCAGGAAATAATTTGATAAATGTCTTTTCTCCTAAATAATAAATTCCATCAATATTATCTGATTTATCTCCTGATAATATTTTAAATGTTTTAACATTGTAGTGTGGGATTTCTATTTCGTGTAGTTTAATCATATCACCCTTCTTATAGTACTTCTTTGTGTTGGGTGAATAGATTGTCACATCCTCTGAAATAAGTTGCGTAAGGTCTCTATCTGCACTAAATATTGTTTTATACTCTCCTTTTGATATTTGACAATAATAGGCGATTAAGTCATCCGCTTCAGAATTATCAAACTCAACTTGTCTAACAAACATTTCCTCTAAATATTGTTTAACTCGTTGTCTTTGATTGTAGAAGGATTCTTCTTTTAGTTGATTGTCTGATGGTTTTCGGTTGAGTTTGTATTTTGGGTAGATGATTCTTCTTTGGGACGAACTAGTTTCACCATCCCAAAATACTACAACCTTATTGAAGTTAGATTCGTCAATGAACCTACGTAATGTATTTAAGAAATGCCAAATACCTCCTATGTGTTGTCCGTTGTTAAAGTAATCTTTAACTCCGTGAAATCCTATTTTTAATAAGTTGTTCCCGTCAACTAATAAAGTTTTGGTCATTAATTTTTTTTTACAAGGTTCTTACTCTACTTCTTCTTTTTCTGCTTTCAAATCAAAGTCACCATCAACTCCGATTATCTCTTTCCAATACTCGGCATAATCTTTTTTGTATTGTTCAATTGATGCCTTTTCTTCTGACGCCTCCTTACCCGGTAAAAACCCGTGTGGTGTCACAATAATTTTACCGTCTTCAAACCCAAGTCCATTGATGTGGTTTTTCATAACAGATACTTTTGTTCTTGACGCAAACTTAACTGTTCTCTTGTCTTTTGTTGCGGTAATCTTAGTTGTACCAGCACCTTTTTGGTTTCCAAATAAAAATACTAAAGATGAGTTTAACCAAATTGCTTCTCCACCTTTTGCTTTAATTTTTGGTTGACCAAATGGGTTGTCAGGTAATTCTACCCATGGTTGGTTAACAATGATAAGGGTATTTTCATATTTTGAATCCGCTTTACGTGATCCTGATATTCTTTGATTAATACCCATACCAATCTTGTCAGCCAATACTGATGCGTTGTGTTGTTTTCCACCTTTACCTTCGTAAGTCATCTTACAAGGAACTGAACCAACAGAATCCCACATAATACATAATGAATAGTCTAAATCCCCTTTTTCTTGTGCATCTAACAAATCATTAATATAGTCTGTTATTTGTTCTATATAATCAAAGTTATTATTGAATATATAAAACCCGTCCCACTCTAATTCGCCTGTTTCAGTATCAACAACCTCCTCACATTCAAAACCCATAAGTTTAGCATGTTCAAAAGACCTCTTTTGTTCTGTAATAATAAATACAGGTAGTATTCCTTTCTTTTGTGCATCAACAGCGGTTTTTACTAAGGCGGTTGTTTTACCTGTGTCTGAATGACCTAAAAACATATTGATGTGTCCCATAGCAGGACCTGGTAGTCCAACAGCATCTAAGAAAGGTTCGCCAAGATCAAAAAACCTTTGTGGTTTATATTTTGCCGATGTAGAAAATTTTTTCTTTAATGAACTAAAATCATTCTTCTTTATTGCCATCTTTTTGTTCGTTTAATAATTTTAACATGTCTTCAGTTATTTCAAACTTGTCGTCTCTTTTTACGTTATATTTGTAAACTGTTTCCAACATTTCTAACTTGTCTTTTGCGTTTGTCATTTTTTCAACAAGTACATCCATTTCTTCTAAATGTTGTGGGTGTTCACCAATACCAACAGGGTTATTGAAATATACTAATAATGTTGCTTCTGCGTATGCCATCTCTGACCTATATTTCAAGGTCAGAGCTTCATACATTTTTTCTGATATCTTATTCATATTTTATTATGTTAGAAAGGTAATTCTTCTGATGGTTCTTCATCCGCTTGTGGGTCAACAATAGGCGTTTCTTCTTTAACACCTCCAAGTGAAATTTCCGCTTCTTCTCCGTAAACATATTTTTTAAGTTCACTACTCCAAATTGGTGTTTCCCCTACCGCAACTGCTTCTAAATATTCAACAGGTTTTTTAGAATAAACATCACTCCAAGTTAATTCATCTTTAACCCAACCATCCATGATTTCTTTATCTTCGTGTAATGGTGCAGGATCGTCATACATAATTGTTTGAACAACAGTATATTCTTTTCCTTGTGGTGTTTTTGCCTTTATCAACTCAATGATTAAGTCTCTACCTTTTTCAGCATCAGTAACATCACCTTTTGCTTTCCAAATAGGAAGAATTTTATCTAATACACCTTCTTGTTTGTAGTTGTGTTTAAATCTCCAAAACTTAACTCCATCTTGTTCGTTATCTCTATCAATAACTTTAACAATGTAAAACAATCTTGCTCTGTATTGTGAAGCTAATTCTTTATCTTCTTTTTTACCTGTAGAAATAAGTTCATTATAAACTTCGGTAAGTGGTGATCTTTCGTTGTCATTTTTATCAGGGTCATACAACTTAACCCATTGTCCGTTAACTTGAATTTCATGATACCAAACTTCAACAAATGGTGAAGAACCATCTTTTGTTGGTAAAATTCTAATTCTTTTTTGTGCTGATTTCTCATTCTTTTGAAGAATTGCAGAGAAGTACTTCTTCATTCTGTCTTCTTGAGAAATGTTTGATTTTTGTGAACCTCCACTTGGTTGTGAGTTCTTTTCGTACTGAGCGAGTACCGCATCTAAAGCATTTGACATAATTTGTTTTTTTAAAAATTTATACTCTTTTATCTGAATAAAATATAAGTATAAATCTAATAATGTCAAATAAAAAAGGTTCGGATGACCGAACCTTATTTCTTAAAGTATTCTTCTGTTTCTTCTTTGATAACGTTCATTAACATTTTCCTCTTCGTCATATATGTTAAAAGTTTTTTTAATTTCGTTTGGTGAAAAGTTTTCTACTTCATCTGAAGTAAGGACGTACTCGTTTTTACCTGACTTTTCCATTTCAGGTTCTTTATCATTAAAAAAATCAGTTAATTTTTGATTATATGGATAAGAATCTAAAGACCTTAACATTAATTTTTCTTCA